CTGTCTTCTGCTGCGGCGGAAGCATGATCTTGTTGAGCAGAAACGCTTCCGCAATGAGGTTGCGAACGTCCTGCTTCATCTCCATGCCAAAGCTCAAGCCGCTTGATGTCGGCTCGGTCATGATGGCATCCTGGATCTTCTGGTCTGCCTCAAGGTCCACATAGGTCATGCCGCCGGCATAACGGTTCACCGCATCGCGGAAGATTTCACCACGAGCAAACATTGGAGCGTCAACCGCCTTCTCGCCCTGCTCCAGAAGGATACGGGCCAGCGATTGCAGCATGCGCACATCGGGTAGTGAGTTGATGGCGGCCGGGCTGAACCCTTGCGGGAAGCTCGACACGGTGCGCCACCGGGGAATGATGTAGTTGAAGACCGGAAGCGGGCCCTCGCCCAGAACCTCTTCATGCTCGCAGTCGATGTAGAGCGAGCAGAACGGATTGTCCTTGTACTGGCGGCGCTTGGCCTTGTCGTCCGCATAAATCTCTTCAAACGGCAGGACGATGTGCCGGACCTTGAATTCCTTCGCCGGGTCTTTCTTGGACGCGTCAATAATGTCTTGATGCAGTGTAGCCTTGGGCCAGCGCTTGACGATGTTGCGCGCCGTCATTGGCATGTGGCGCTGGTTGTGGTCGATCTTGCCGACCTGATTCAGCATCCATGCGCATTCCTTGGGATGCCAGGTGCGAAACAGGAAGTGCGCGCGATCCGGGCTTTCCTCAACCGACAGGACGGGGTTGCCAAACGCTACCCAATCGTGATCCGCTTCATTGGTCGAGCGCACGAAGTTGGCGCGGCGATCATAGACCAGCCTGCGGAAATGATTGGTGGCGTATTCCAGCCAGCGCGCATTGGCCGGGTCTTCATCTATCTCATCGAGGCCCGTCTTGACCGCGAACCATTCGCCTTGACGCAGCAGGGCGCCAATGGTGTTGCCGAGTGTTTCCCGCGCCTGGACCTGGAACGAATCCATCAGGTCTGCGGAGAAGTCATCGCCAAGCGTGAACGTCTGCGTGAAGTCGCCGCGCATCGGATAGATGTACTCGGCAACCTCCTGCATGAGGCTGTCCCATTGAACTTTCTTGGCGAAGAGCTTATCCCCGATGGAAACAAGCTCCTTGGCGCGGCTGTCCATCGATTAGCCGGCCTGCCCGAGCAGTGAATTGCCATAGCTCGACGTACCGGCATCGCCACCACCCGTGCGGCGGGACAGCATGGTTGATGCCCTGCCAGAACGCGCTGCAATCTGCTGGCGCTGGCGAAGATCGGCAGCTTTGGCCGCTGCGTCATCAGGAACCGGCATTGGGGTGGCGTCTGCCACTTTGGGTGCTTTACCGAAGAGACCCGACATAATGTGTTTTCTCCTAGACGAGCAACGAAAGGGCAGAGACGACCACGGCGGCCCACGAAGCAAGCGCGAGGCCAACGTTGGCGGCGTATGCGCGGGAACTACCGCGCATCTCGTGGTAAGCGCGCGCTTCCTCCGCGAGGAATGCGATGGCAGCCGTAAGGCCAGCAAACCACCAAGCAGCTGGCGTATTGGTTTGGAACCCCGCCGCCGCTAGAATGAGGAGCAGCACAGCTCCTGAAAAGTTCTGATTCATGCGCGCCTCTTCTTCATCTTCGAATATCCGACATTGACGATTGGCGTTGGGCGCCCCAGCGGGCCGCTCTCACGCTTCGTCATGGCCGGGAATAGCGAGGCAAGGCCCCAGATCATTGCATCCGCCCGATCGGGCGAGCGTGAGCCGACATAGCCGGCCGTCGTCATGGCGCAGAGCTGGTCTTCCAACTCGCCGAAATAGCCGACGAGCGAGACCTTCTGCTGTTCGAACAGGGCCGCGATAGGCTCTGCCCGGACAATCTTGCCTCTCGATGCGGTGACTTCCCGATACGGAACCGCCGCACCGACACGCTTCGAAGCAGCAGAGCGGATGATTTCCGCCACCATTGCCCCGCCGAAATTGCTTTCCGCCACCACGCAATCGGCTTCCCACCGATCGAACGCGGAAACCGCAGCATCTCCCCATTGAGCGGGAGCCATGCGCCCAGAGATATCCTCCAGGACGTAGCCGCGCCCATCCTTACCGAGCCCGCAGACGACGATGCCGACCTCATCGGATCGCTTGTCTTCCTCTCCAGCCACACCAGAAGGATCGACGGCGACAACAATGCGCACCATCTCCGGTATCTTGCCGTCAACGATGCGCTGCTGATCGAGCAGTTCCATCGTCCACAACGCGGAATCGGACATATCCGCGAACTGCCCGAGCCAGAAGCGGCGCCTCATGGCCTCCGACATGCCTTGAAGCTCCTCCAGATACGAAGCCGGGAGATTGGCCTCGTTGTCCTTCGGGTTCATGGTGATGGCGGCATAGTTCGCTGGATTTGCCAGCGGTGTGCGGCGATCGGGGTCCTTCTTCTCAACGAATAGCTTGTAGGTCCAATGGGCCATGCCCGGAGGATTACAGTCGTAATAGGCCTTGAGCCTGAGCGGTGTCTTCTGCGCCAGGCGGGTGATCGCCATGTTGCGCGAGGCATAGGGTATTTGCGAACACTCGTTGAGATAGAGCGTTGCGTATTCCTGCCCGAGGATCTTTTCCGTCCGCTCCTTGTCGTCCAGCCCGCCGAACCAGATTTCCGAGCCGTTGGGCAGGATGTAGTACCAATCCGTCTTGTCGAGCTTGCAATTGGCGTCGACGCCGGGGAAGCAAAGCTCCATCACCTTCGGCAGCGTGTCGAGAATGACGGACGCCTTGATGTGGTTGAAACGATAACGCAGGACGGCGTGCCGGCTGCGATGCGCCAGAGCCCGGAGCAGAACCGCCCGTATGAAGCCGAAGGTCTTGCCGGAGCGCGAGCCGCCATATGCCATGACGTGCGTTGCGTCAGTTGAGGCTAGTTCGACCTGTGCCTTCTGCTTGGCCGTGAGTTGGAACGTCAAAGCAGGCCAGCATCCGAGGATTGGATGACGACAGAGACCGGCCCCTCACCATCGGCGCCGGTATGCTGTACCTTGTCGCCGTACTTCTTCGGCCTGAGCTTGCCGGCCATCCACTTGCGTGCATCGACGCGGAGGGCTGAGCGCCTTAGCGCCTCGCCATTCTCGCGCCAGCCGATCGCCTCACCATCGGCGGTGTTCTTCACCATCCAGTCGTTCGTGCCATCGTCCGCGATATCGAGGATCTCATCGAAGATGGTATCGGCTTGAGTTTCCCGAGCCCGCGCGTACTGGTCCGAGAACTCTTTGTGCTCGATCAGCCATTTGAAGACTGACGACTTGGCGGGCATTCCCTCATCCTTGCAGATGGCCCTGAGGCTTTCACCATCCGCGATGCGCTCACAGATGCTTGCGGCTATGGCCTCGCTGTAGATGGTGGGGCGAGCCACTTACTCTTCCTCGCCCAGCAATTCCTCAACCCAACGAATGAGTTCGACCATTGCGTTGGATTGAGTGTAGGTGGTTTGATGACCGTCGAACTCCTCCTTGTCCAGAAGGCCACAGTCATTTCGGTTCAGGAGTAGGAAGCACCTGAGTAGTTCGCGTTCTCTAGACAAGCTTGTTGCCTCCAAGCTGATCCCGTTTAGGCCTTGATGACCATGAACGAGATGACCAGCGTACCGTTGACGGCAGCACTGGCGTGGATGTTCTGGATGGTGATGGCGACAGAGCCTGCACCCGGGAGAACGTCAGCGACAGTCACGGTGCCCGTGGTTGCGGTACCCTTGCCGACAGTGACATAGACCTGATCCGCAGCGGCGATCTTGGTGTTGGTCAGCGTCAGAACATGGGTGGCGCCGGCCGCCGTGGTCAGGGCAGCCGTGGTGATCTTGCCGGATGCCTTGCTGAGCGTGGCAGTGCTCGTGCCGCCAGTGCCGGTAGCCGATGCCGTCTTTGTGCCGCTATCGAAGGAGGCAGCGCCCGCATCGTGGCGCAGCGTGTCATTGTCATCGAAGCCGAGCTTCTTACCGTAGAGAGAGTGGAACATGCTGGTATTCCCTTATGATTGCTGGTTGCTTGGGGATGGTAGGCACTGCACGAAAATCAGGACTTCAGATCGCCGGGGATCACGGCCCATTCGATTGGCGTCGTGTGCGAGGTGACATTGAGGCGGATCGTAGTCATCGCCGGGGATTCCCAGACGTTGGAGTAGTCAGCCGTGATAGCGGTCACGACCTTGATCCAGTTGCCGGATGGCATCTTCTCTTCGATGTCCACTGAGCCGGAGCCGAAATCCATCTTGATGGCGAACTTGTAGTTCGGGCCGACCGCCGTAAGGGCGCCAGTGCCGCTCGTGGTACCTGTGGCCATGGAAGGCTCCTAACGTCAGACGGTCAGCAGCGATGCGATAAGAGCTGCGCGGGTTGAGTTGAAATGCGTGCCGTCAGTCGTGCCGGCTGGCGGTGCCTTGTGGATGTCGCTATCGCGCGCCGACATCGCGGCGTCGGCGGCCTCGATGACATTGGTCATATTCGCAAGCCCGGCGCGAATGTCCGCATTAAGCGTGTTCAGGCTCGCCATGGTGCCATCTATCTGCGGGCTTTGGTTCGCGGTGGTGGCCCAACTGTCCGTGCTGGTCGAGCGCGGCGTGATCGTGGTCTTCCAGATGCGCTTGCCTGCGATGCTCGCCGTCGCAGCGATGGTCTGCAAATCCGCTTCGATTTGGGCAACAGTTCGGCCAAGGCGGAGGTCGTTGACGCCGTGCTGCAGGATCACATCGGTGAACGACATGAGCGTTGATGCCGTGTCGGCATTGAGTGTCGCGGTGATCGGGGCAACGTCCGCCGCCTGCTGGCCGCCTTTTGCCCAAGTCATGCAGGGATAGCCAAGCCGGCCAAGCATGCGCTGAAGGAAGCCAGACGAATCCTGTGCGCCAACGCCGCTATCGTCGCCCTGCCCCCATGCAAGGCTGTCACCGACGATCAGGAAGGACTTGGCGGATGTAGCGTTGACGGTGCCGATAATGGCATTCGGCCCGAAGGTGTTGATGCCCGTCGTGGCAGAAATAGTGCCGGTATTCCCCTGATCCGCTGCGACATTGCCGTCGTCCACACCAAGCACCGATGCACCCGCGTTCAATTCCATGATCGGAACCGAAACAGCCGATCCAACACTAAGGACCGTGCGTACCCAGAACTTCGATCCAGCCGGGATAGTAAGGCCGGCAACAACATCGGACTTGATGCGCGCTCCAGCCGTCACGGCAACGGTGTTCGACCCAGACCAGTTAACCGCCGTGAACGTGTTGGCGGGGTATTCGATGTAGAATTTCAGGCTGAACGCACCGCCCGCCGTGCTGGTGCCAACGGCGGACAGGTAACGGTTGACGAACACCAACTGAAGCGAACTGATATCGCCGGCCCCATGGGCCCAATATGCCTTTCGGCACGTGAACGGAGCGGTAAGCGACGATACTGTGGTGGCGATCTTGCCCCGATTGGCAACGAGACCACCGAGCGTCGGGATAATGGATGCCCCAAACCTACCAACACCTGGGCTGAACGTCGGCGCGATGATCGGGCTTCGAACCGGCGAACGTAGGCTGGTCACTTTGCAGCCGCCATACGCAGTTTGGCAAGGATGGCGCCGGCCACGCGATTACCAGCTTCTTTCGATCCGTACTTCTTGCCGGCCTTGGCGGAAATCTTACCAAAAGCCTTGCCCTTCTTGCCGATGTCCTTACCGGCTGCGGCCTGCTTGGCGGAGTAGGATCGCTTGGCCATGGTAGCAGCCCTTTAGGCGGCAGGCACCGACTGCGGCAGAGCGGCAATCACCGCATCAGCCTGAGCCTCGATGTCGGCGGCCTGAGCCTGCGCGGCCGCATCAGCGGCGTTTGCAGCATCGAGCGATGCCTTGACGGTGGCATTCTCGGCCTTGAGCTGATCGTTCTCGGCCTGGATAGCGGCGGCATTCGCCAGATCGGTGCTGAGCTTGGCGAATGCCGTCGCGATGGTTGCCATCTTGGTGGCGAGGGAATCGAGATTCACGGACACGGCGGGTTTCCTTCTGAAGAGGTTGAGGGATGAGGAGAGGATGGACATCAGCCGAACTCGCGCAGCATGTCGGCCTGCCGCTCTAGCCATTCGATCACATCGGCGATCGGCATTGAGGTTGCCATCAAGTTGATCGCAGCCTCGCCGAAGAACATGGACTGCTCGCGGTGGAACTGCTCTGCTGCCCGCTCTGCTATTTCGGTGATGGCGCGGGGTTCAGAAGCCAATGTCGTCGCTCTCGTCGCGTGCAAGTGTCACCAGTATCTTGGGATACCGGCTCCTGACGGTCCCGCGCAGCGTATCGAGATCGATCTTCCGTGGGCGCGGCTGAAGCAGGCGCCTCGCCTCTCCATGCATTTCACGCGTGATGCGCTCAGCTTCTTGTAACTCGATAATGGCGTGAGGCTCAGGCATGTCAGCGATACGAGATAAATCGAGCGCCAGTTACGGGGTGCTCCCAGACTTCAGCCTCAGCGAACATGTCAACGAACTCTTTGTAGAAGCGACCGAGCATGAAAAAGACGCTGCACAGCGCGACAATCAGAATCGTCTCGATCACGTTGCGCTCCTGATCTATACGCCATCGCGTATAAGTTGCTGATATACGGGAATGCGTATGATGGGCTTTGCCGGCGGCGAGCGCGTTGCCCTGCACTTATCCGTGGCAATGCCATTCATGGCGATGCCCGATGACCGGCAAACTGGAGCGGCGTGACGCATTTGCAGCGCCATCTTGTCGAGCAACGCAGAAGGGTGATCAGATCCAACCGCAGATGCCGCTACGCGCCTATCGCGCCGCTAATTTCTGACAAAGATATGGATTGGGCGCGGATGGTGAAAATCCGCTGATGAGCCGTGACGTGTCCCTGTCGCCCAAATCACCTGCAGAAAATATAGCACCCTATTATTTCTGACGCAAGCCCTATGCAACCAACAATGCGGCGCCGATTTCAACGGTTGTGGTGCCGGCGATATCCAGGCTTTTGACGAGTGCCTTAAGCCTTTTGTCGCCTTGATTCCTGGCGCGCTTGGCAATAGAGCGCTGCTTATTGATGGCCTGCCGGTCGAACTCGGCTTCTGATTTTGCCTCCTCGGTACGGAGCAATAGGATGTCCGAGAGCGCTATGGGCTGCGGGACACCAGCGACACCGACAATTCCAGCCACGCCCGGCAGCTCTTGGAGCTTGAGGAAGTTGCACGGGCCTTTTATGAACACATACCCGGTGAGCAGCGCAAAACGGCGAGCCTTCCAGATCTCAGTGCGGCGCCGATCGCGGATCAGGCGCTTCTCGACTGGCATGTAGTGGATGAACCCGGCGTCTGTCAGCGCGCGCTCGATTGCCGAGACATTGGCATTTAGGCTCGGGACGATGCGATAGCCCTTCCCGCGCGGCCTACCATCCTTGTCGAGCGTGGTTGTCTCAACAGCGTATTCGCGCTGCGGGACTTGCGCTCCTGCCTTTGTGCGAATTGCGTACCAGGTCATGCCATGGTGTCCCCGTGTTGCGGTTGGAGGATGGGCTATCGATAGAGCCTGTCGAACGCGCTTCTGCCAGGCAACGGATCCCCGAAAAGCCGCTGCGTCAGTGATCGCGTGTCTGGAGGTATTTCCGCAAGGCGGGCGGCCACATCCATTGGATTGGGATTGACTTCGCGCAAGGCAAGCCCCGCCTCACGCCGCAACCGCGTCATCTCCCGCATGTCGGCGCGGCGCTGGATCTTGCATTTTTCGTGTGTCGATTTACTCATGGGTTTACTCCGTATGGGCTTGGTAGATTCCGACGCTTCGACCGCTCGTTGCTGATCCAGCGCAGGACAGTGGATTCTTTGACCCCGTACCGCTCGGCCAGTTTCATCGTGTCATCGCCTTCGAACAGAAACCGACGATAGGCTTGGAGTTGTCTGGAATGGCGGGTGCACTCCCATCCTGTCACCCTGACGCTGAAAGGAGTGTCTTCCGGGTCTTTCCCCGGATAGGCTATGAGCATCATACCCTCCCTCTGATGGCTATCTGTTCCGCTGGCGGCCCGTAGACCGTCTGAATCGATGCGATCCAAGCGCCACCCACAGGCACCTCGCCCGAAGCGCTCATCTTGCGGAACTCGTCATAGGAGACGTTCTCCTTGATGATCGGGCAGTCCCTGTACTTGGTGCGGGCTTTCTCCTGCCTGATGTGCCAGGGTGTTCCGCTGTATCCTGTTGGCGCCGGCAATCGTGGCCTCGCCTTCAGGTCGATGTATTCCTGCCGCTGCCGTGCTTCCGTAACAAACTCGGCGATTGATGGTGCGAAGGTCTTGGACTGGCCGGGGACATCGCCCATGGTGAAGCGCTGTGCTGCCTCAGTGACGGCTTGCGGGGAAATCCCCTGCAAAACTGCCTCGTAGGTTCCCATCGTCAGATCCGGGTTGCTGTTGCTGGCCGGGAAGGCATTCAACATTCCGACCACCGCCAAATACGCTCTCTGGTCCATTGCTGAATCTCTCCGCTGCAACGTCGAAAACTGTGCGCTTGCCGGCGCGGTTGATTGGCTTGCGAAGCCACTCGGCCTTGAAGCCTGTCCAGCCACGGAGGATCATCTCCTCGGCCGCCGCATTCGGGTCTGGGCAAAGGGCGAACTGCTTCGCCAGTAGCTTGGCAGCGAAGGCCGTCAGCGGCTCTTTCTTCGCTCTGCGGTGTTCGATGACACCCAAGGCGTGTTCCTCATCGATAGAGGCCAGCAGGGCGTCTAGAATGGCGTGTTTGGTTTCTAGGCTCATACGAGCTGTATCTCCCGGCCATAGAGGGCGTGAAAAAGCTTGGCTTTGTTGATGAAGTCTCGGGTGCGAACGCCCTTTGCATCTTCCGTCACGGTGCTCGGGAGAGCCGTCCAGCTATATTCAAAGTCAGCGACGTAGGTGCAGACGTGCAGGCCGTTTACCGTGAGCGGATAGCGCGGCTGTAGGCGAAGCTCCTTGATCTCGCCGGCCTTCTCCAGAAGCTTCAGCTCGCAATACCGCTTGGCTTCCCGCTTCGACGCGAACTTGATGCCGTCGATCTCAGTCGGCACGTTGCGGTACTTGCGATAAGCCGGCCGTGCGATCATGCGAACAGCCGCCAAGCGCCCCAAGCAAGCAGGGCGATCGGGAGCACACCGACAAGCCAGGCTCCCACCCAGATCATCCAGGTTACGGGGAGCGAGTAATGCTCTTCGGCTGGCTCAGGGATGTAGTGGCCGTATTCGTCTAAGACGTATGTGCCGTCCAATGTGTTGATGCGCTGGCGGTGATCTATGAGGGCGTTCATGCTGCGCTCCGATCCATAACGGGAGTATCGATCAATTCGCGGAACCGCTGGCGTGCCGTCTCGCCGGCTTTGTTCCATGCGGCAACGAGGCCGGCGTATTGGGCTTCGGAAGCCTCCTCATCGGAGAGCGGATGATCCGCCACCTTGACGACGCGACGTGCCAGACCGCCTTTGGCGCGCTCGCGTTCCTGTTGCTTTTGCCAAGCCAAGTCGCGTTTCGCGGCGGTCACTTGCTCATGAGGGGAAAGCTTCTTGAGCTTGTCGAGATACGTGCCGGTGTCGAGTGCTGTGCCTTTGATGATGTCGATAGCGGCCTGAATGACCTTCTCGCCACGCTCAGCAGCGCGCTGGATGGCGCGTTCTGATTGTCCTGTTGCGGCGGCAGTGGCTACCGTGAAGCGGTCTGCTGATACTTCGCCAACTTGGCGAAGTATATGGCGCTCGCCAGTTGCTCCATTGGCTGTTTCTGGGTGCAGTTCTAGATATATGGCCTTACGGCGCGCTGTCTGTTGGGCGCGCTCCGATGCGGACAATTCGGCCCGCATCAGATTTTCATCGATCATCGCCAACTCAGCACGAAGATCGGTTTCCTCGATCTCGATAGCTTCTACATCGGCAAGGCCCAGAGATTTGCAGGCCGCGAGACGATGCGCTCCGGCAGTCAGTTCCCACCGCTCGCCATTGCGACGGACGCGGATAGGATTGAGCAGACCAATCATCGCTATGCTTTCCGCAAGGCCGGAAACAACACTTTGATTGATCGCCCGCGCGTCGTCGCGCATGTCGATTTTATCGGTGGGAACAAGCGTGATCATTAGTTACGCCTCCAAGACTGGGAGGACGCCGCCTTCGATGTTGAAGCGATCCACCTTCTTACCGCGCCGGTATGCGTTCCACGCTTTGAAGATCAGCTCGGCTTTGCCGTTCTGGTCGCGTGACCCAATCTGGCCGATGCGATTGCGCGCGTAGAGAACTGGATTCCCGATGCCCAGGTTGGCGCCTTCGAGGAAGCCGATGAAAAACGCATCGACATGCTCACTGCGCCCCACCTGAGACAGCGCGAAATGGCAAAATGCCAAGAAGGCAACGCCACCGAGGCGGCGTGCGGTGCCAGTATCCATGAACTTTACAGAATGAAGAAGAGCCGGATTGTCGTTGGCAAACGCAACGATTTCAGACTTGGTAGCGCGGGCTTTGCTACCGGAGGCAAGCTGGCCCCGATTGTTATACTGCCACGCGTAATTTGCGGCTGCGGCAAGAGCAGAGCCATGCGTCTGACCATTCATTGCAAGATAGTCCGCAGCCGTACGGTTGCGGCCCTGATCGAGCGTTGCGCGACTGTCACGCGAGACGCCAGCAATGATCATAACGTCGATGCTACGCCCAGCTTGCAGGACCGCATTGCAGCGATGCTGCCCGTCGTTCAACAGTCCTTTGTCAGAAACGATGATTGGCTCGCCGTTGAACGTCCAACGGCCATAAGCAATGTCGTGCGCGAAGTCATCGACAACGCGACTGGAAATCTTCCGGTTATCTGGATTGCGATCGAGAAGCATCGCCGCCATGGCTGGCGTAAGCTTCACCATCTGGGCGATCGGGCGCCCCTTGGTCGCGGCCTCCCTCACCATCTTGTCGATAGCGTTGGCCGCTGCCTTGTTTTCAGAAACAGTTACATAGTTCTGGATGTCGATATTGCTCAGATCGCGGGATTGCAGTACGGTATCCATATTGATTTGACCTCGCCGGCCGCCCTCGGGTGCGCCGGCATAATTTTTGTTGGCGATGCCCGAAGCCATCGATCTACTCACTTCATTTCCCTCTCAGCTTTCTTGCCAGCCACAAAATCAGCCATCCGAACAACCGCCGCATCAGGAGCATGAAGAGCCCTCTCTTTGTCGTAGGCGCGGTCAGCAGCCTCACTGGCAGCGCGGTATGCGTTGAAGATCGCGAAAAATGCTGAAGTCGGCATATCCCTGATTTCGCGGTAACGAAGTCTATGAAGCCATTGGGCGGGGACGCCATACAGCTTCTCAGCCCGATGCATTGCCGCATCAACGGTATCACCGGGGCCACGATGCACCTTGTGGAGGATAAAGTCGGCCATACCCTTGGCCTCATCTACGAACTCGACGGAACTCATCTTGTTCTGCCTTTCAACGCCTTTGTCGGACATTTCATTTTTCCCTTGCTACCTCTGTGCCCGTCAGAGAGAGCAACTAAGCCGCTCGGTGCGGCGGAATGGAGTGAATGCAGATGCTCGGCCCAATCGTGCGCAAAGTCCTGGCAGACGCGAAGCGCGCGATGGAGGAAAGAAAAACACTTGCCGGCGGTGACTTGGGAGCC